CATTGCCACCATCAGTAACTTTCTCTGCTCCTGCTTCTGGTGGAACAACCGCAATAGGAACAGCAGTTGTTTCTTCTTCAGGATTAGTAACTGGTATTCTTGTAACTGATGCGGGTCAAGGATATGTAACAGCACCTTCGGTCACTATTGAATATTCACCCAAAGACAATAGAGCAGAAGTTAAGTCTTGGGATAGTTCAACTAGAGAACTTCAAGTTATTAATAGGACAGGATCATTCACCACTGCCGAAACCATTACGGGTGTAACTTCAGGTGCCAAGTGGAGTCCCGAAACATTTGACACTCTAAATAATACCAACAGCTCCTACGATCAAAATAGAGAGATCGAAGATTCCGCAGACAGTATTATTGATTGGACTGAAGGAAATCCATTTGGTGAGTTTGGTAACTATACGGATAGTATCTAATGTTAGGACCACATTTCTATAACGAGATTACTCGTAAAAATATTATTGCGTTTGGAACTCTCTTCAACAATATTACGTTGAGAAAACTTGATCCAAGCAATGGAAACGTGCTTGAGGAAGAAAAAGTTCCTTTGGCATATGGTCCAAAGCAAAAATTTCTTGTTCGTTTAGATCAGAACCCAGATCAAAATAGACAGGTAGCTATGACTGTACCACGTCTCTATTTTGAGATGACGGGTATTGATTACGATCCTTCTCGTAAAACATCACCAATTCAAAAATACAAAACAATTATTGATGACAATGGCAATGAAGTAAAATCTCAATATGTTCCTGTTCCATATAATATGAGTTTTGAACTAGGAGTTATTGCTAGATCTCAAGATGATGCTCTACAAATTGTAGAACAAATTCTACCATATTTTCAACCATCTTTTTCGGTAACTCTCAACATGATTCCAGAAATGGATGAGAAAAAAGATGTTGCTATTGTTCTTAATAACATTAGTTATGAGGATGAATGGGATGATAGTTTTATGAATAGAAGATACATAGTTTATACTTTGAATTTTACTGCAAAGACATATTTCTATGGTCCTTACAGTCAGTCTGGTATTATCAAAAAATCTATTATCTACGAAACTCTTGGAGATCTTTCTGTTAATCGTAGAGCAATAGAAAGAACGTATAGTCCAAAAGCAAAAGAAGATCTTAATAATGATGGATCTATTACTAGTGCAGATGATGCACTACTAACATCAGATGATGATTTTGGATTTAATGAAGGTATCACTTACTATTGATTGCTATGAGTTTAGAAGAGAACATGGAAGAAATCCTCAATATTAGTGCTGAACCTGTTGAGGAATCTAAACCGTCAAAACCACAACCACCAAAGGTGGATGAGGAGGATCGTGAGAAGGATTACAGATATACCAGAGGAGAACTATACAGTCTCATAGACAAGGGTCAGGAGGCGGTTAACGGGGCGTTAGAGGTCGCACAGGAGTCAGGGCACCCTAGAGCGTATGAAGTCGCTGTAGCGGCAATGAAGCACGTTGCAGACATGACAGAGAAACTACAAGACCTTCATAAGAAGATGAAAGATCTTGACGAAGAAAAGAAAGGTCCATCCAAAGTCACCAATAACGCTATGTTTGTCGGTAGCACCGCTGAACTACAAAAAATGCTTAAAGATATGGGCGGTGGCAAACGCTAAATATAATTGTAAACCTTGTCGTTTATCATGAGAACATACGGAGAAATTAAAGATCTTGCTTCTCACGTTTTAGCAGAGCAGAAAGAAAAGCAAAAAGAAGAAGAACGTTTTTGCAAACTTTGTCAAAAACCAGAGACAAGAGATGAGTGTTCTTACGGAGGAAAGGCTTGGGATCGTTTCGCAGTCCCAATCAAATCCGTTAAACGGGAAGAAACAGAACTAGAAGAAGGTGCAGCCTGGACAAAAAAGGCTGGCAAATCAAAAGAAGGTGGACTTAACGAGAAAGGAAGGAAGTCTTACGAGAGAGCAAATCCTGGATCTGACCTTAAAGCACCAAGCAAAAAGGTTGGAAATCCCCGTAGGGCATCATTCTGCGCTCGAATGAAGGGCATGAAAAAGAAGTTAACCTCCAAGAAAACTGCCAGCGATCCCGATAGCAGGATCAACAAATCACTACGTGCGTGGAATTGCTGACATAACATATAAAAAAATTGTTAAGTTAGCGTAAAATTACTTACTGAATCTATAATTAGTTATGAGTTTTGAGAATGAAATGCGTCTAAACGACACTGATTTAACACGTCTAATTATTGCTTGTCAAGTCTATAAAGACCAGACAGGTAGTGAATGGATGTGGGAACAATATGATGACTTGATCAATAAACTCAAGGCATATCAAGAAAATTATTCAACTGACTAATGAAAATTATATTCGCATTCCTAGCGACACTATTTCTAGCTGCTCCCGCATGGGCGGTAGACGTGCAGATGGGTTCTAATGGAAACCTAGTTTTTGATCCAGCAGAAGTAACAATTTCTGCAGGTGAGTCGGTCCATTTTGTAAACAACATGCTACCACCTCATAATGTAATTGTGGAGGGTCGTCCTGATCTTGCACATGAATCACTTGCAATGCTTCCTGGTGAAGAGTTTGATATTACTTTCAATGATGCAGGTGACTATACTTACTGGTGTGCTCCCCATAAGGGCGCAGGCATGATTGGAACTATACATGTAGAGTAATGAAAAAAATCAACAGTTTAGTTTTGGATTTCACTGTTGCAATACTTGATTACCTTTATGAAGGTAGAGACTATCAACGTTTTTGGGTGCTTGAGGAAATTGCCCGAGCACCCTATTTTGCGTTTTTGAGTGTATTACATTTCAGAGAAAGTATGGGATTGCGAGGTCCAGAACATCTTTATCTAATGAAAGAACACTTTGATCAGAGCGTCAATGAAACAGAACATTTGGAATACATGGAATCTAGGGGCGGTAATGCTTATTGGGTGGATCGCTTTGTCGCCAGACACCTTGTACTTATCTACTATTGGAGTAACGTGGTTTATTACTGGGTGGCTCCTCGCCTTGCTTACCATCTATCCTACGAAGTAGAGGTTCACGCTGCTACTACATATGCTAAACATCTAGGTTTAAAAGGACACGATGAAAAGATCCTTGAGATCTTAAATGATGAATTACAACACAGTCAAGAATTACTAAAAGCAATGGAGTTGATTAAATGAAAGTTGGAATGATTGGATTGGGTCGTATGGGTGAAGGAATGTCCCGTCGTTTAATTGCAGCAGGACATGAGGTACATGGATATCGCAACAATTATAAGAAAGCAGAAGAACAATTTGAAAAGGGTTATATCAGTGGATGTGCCACTACTCTGGAAAATCTTGTTCAAATAGTACACAGCAATAGAAACCCCCTTACTGAAGATCCTGGTAGTACACCTGGAGTTTTTATGATGGTGGTTCCAGCAGAAACAGTAGAGGATACAATCAATGAGTTACTACAATTTTGTAGTGAAGGAGATATTATTATTGATCATGGCAATAGCAATTTTAAGGACAGTCGGCAAAGAGCCGAGCGTCTTGCAAAATTGGGTATCGCGTATCTTGACTGTGGTACTAGCGGTGGTGTTTACGGCTTGGAGCGTGGATACTGTCTTATGGTTGGTGGCGGAAGCAGCGCAGTCGATGTCTGCCGCCCTATCTTTGACGCACTTGCACCAGGTATCAAGTCTGCCCCAAGGACTCAACCTGATAGCGAATATACTTGGTATCCCGAAGAGTACGGTTGGATGTACTGTGGCAATGCTGGAGCAGGTCACTTTGTAAAAATGGTTCACAATGGTATCGAATATGGAATCATGCAAGCCTACGCCGAGGGCTTTAATATCCTGCATGAAGCTAATGCTGGGTCAAAGTACGTTGCTGAAGGGGATGCTGAAGTTGCTCCAATGGATAACCCAAAAAACTACTGCTATGATATTGACGTTGCTAAAGTGGCTGAGCTTTGGCGTCGTGGTAGCGTTGTTGGTAGTTGGTTACTTGACCTTACCGCTGATGTTCTACGGAGCGATAGAGAGCTTGGCAAATTCGATGGAGGAGTATCAGACAGTGGTGAGGGTCGTTGGACTGTTCACGCTGCTGTGGATCTCGGTGTTCCAGCCCCTGTTATTACTTCTGCTCTCTACTCAAGATTTGAATCAAGACGCCTTGGAAAATTTGCAAATAAAGTCTTGAATGGAATGAGAGCAATGTTTGGAGGTCACGACGTAAGATGACTTTTGCAGATGTCCTACTATGGCTTGCCATCCCGTTTGTACTTTCCACGATATATTTCGGGATACGAAAAGGTGAAAATGTCTACTACGAATCAGATAACTACAATGGAAATGGAACCGCGCACTAAAGGAATTGTTATCTTCGGTGCTACTGGAGATCTTTGTAAACGCAAATTAATTCCTGCATTATATAAACTCTGGAAAAAAGATCTTCTTCCAGAGAATTTTTTAATTACTGGTTGTGCTAGAAGAGCACCATCAGCAACACAATGGAAAGAATCTTTGGGCGAATATCCAGAAGGATTTTTACATCATTTAGATTATGTTTCTGCAGATTTAGACAATGTAGAAACCTTACAACATTTGCCAAGTTATCTTGACGATACTACTTACTTTTTATCTGTACCACCAGAGAGGTATGCAAATGCAATCACCAATCTTAAAGAAGCTGGGAAACTTGATGACCCCGACTACTCCCGCGTGGTTATCGAAAAACCCTTTGGTTACGATTATCAATCTGCTGATAATCTATCAGGAATTATTGCTAGACATTTACGCGAGAAACAAGTATATCGCATTGATCATTATCTCGGTAAAGATACTGTTAATAACATCCTTGCCACCCGCTTTAGCAATATTTTACTGGAACCACTTTGGAACAGAAATTACATAGAAGAAATACAGATCTTTGCTACCGAGTCTATTGGTTGTGAAGGACGTGCTCAATACTATGATACGGCAGGACAAGTCCGTGACATGCTACAAAACCATATCCTACAGGTTCTCTCCCTGATTGCTATGGAAGCACCCTGTCGAATGTCAGCAACTGAAGTCAGAAGAGAGAAGACGAAAGTTCTAGCAGCAACTAGAATGTCAAAGAATGTAATCTTGGGGCAATATGAATCTTACCGTACTGAAGAGGGCGTTGGTCCTGGGAGTGACACTCCTACCTATTTTGCTGGTTCTTTATTCATCGATAACTGGCGCTGGGAGGGCGTACCTTTTAACGTAATGACAGGCAAAAAAATGCCTTACCAATGTGTAGAAGTAGTAATCAAACTCAAAGCACCACCGCTAAAATTATATGAAGGCGAAGTTAATGATCGTATCGTCATGCGTTTACAACCTAATCCTCATCTCGATATCCGTATGGATATTAAGTCACCTGGGCTCAATGACGACTTGGAACGTGCCACACTTTCCC